ACTTGTTCAGGACAACAACTACCTATGTATGATGAGTTATATTCAAAATTTAAGGCACAAGGTTATGATGATGTATATTGTATATCAGTTAATGACGCATTTGTAATGAATGCTTGGGCAAGAGATTTAAGTATTAAGAATGTAAAAATGATACCTGATGGTTGTGGTACTTTTACCAGATCAATGGGAATGCTGATTAATAAACCAGCACAAGGTTTTGGTATGAGGTCTTGGAGATATGCTGCTGTAGTTAAGAACGGTCTAATAGAAAATTGGTTTGAAGAACCAGGTCTTAATAATAGTAGTAATGATGATGATCCATACACAGTATCGGATCCTGAATATGTATTACAGAATACCTAACACAAAGGTTAGGTGGGCCCCTATTGTGGTTACGCTAGCGTGTAACCACACTAGACAAAACAAGAGAAATGTGTTATAGTGTAACTATGAATAGTAAAGAATTTAGTTTAAAAATAGAATCAATAGTCAAAGAAAAGAGAACATCTTATATGGATGCCATCATAGATTATTGTAAAGAGATTGATGTTGATGTAGGAACAATTAGGACTATGGTCAACAAGTCATTAAAAGAAAAGATAAAACACGAGGCAGTCAACCTTAAAATGTTAAAAGAAAAGAAAGGTGGCACTTTGCCTGTATGAATGGTATGGAGATGTTATACCACATCTTATTTGTAGAGAAATCTACTGCTCTATGGGGCATAATAGGATTAGGAGTTGTAATTGCAATTTTAAGTATATTACACGATATAGGTTGTGAACAAGGTAATGAGTAAAAGATATGTATGGAGGTTTTGATGTTTTTAGAGTCTATATGGCAGTTAAATTACATTTTACTACCAACTATAATTATTTTGACTATGATGGTAAGGTAAATATTAAACTAGATACATTTACAAAACGAAATGACAGATATTTTTTTCATAAACTCTCAACTAAATATAATCAGAATGAAATACTTGATTTCATTGTTGCAAATTTTATTGAGAAAGATAAAAACTGGATTGGGAACTTATTAGAAAATGATGGACGAGATACTTACCTCAAATATAAAAAAGTTAAAGACAACTTTAAATTTCATTTTAGAAACGACTTTGTTAATATTCTTAATGATTTTAGCAGTAAGCGGATTTCTTTTGATGATGGTTTCGTTTGCAATAGCGGACAACATCCACGACTTTTACGCTTACTTATTCAAAGGAGAGCGTCTTTCCAAACCTTCGTTGTGCTTGACCAAGTCTTATCGTTTATCAAAAATTGGAATAAGGAAATTAAAGAAAGGGTTGTCTGGCCTAAAATCGCACATAAGGTTGCCAAGTTGAAACCTTTTATAAATTATAATATAACTGAATGTAAATTAATAATGAAAGAGGTAATAAAAAATGGATAAGAAACCTAAATTAGAATTTATCTGTACATCACCTGGTGTAGAGGAAGTAATGCCTATCATAAGAGCGTCTGAATATAAACACTCTTGGATTAAAAAGGCAGTAGAAGATATGAAAACAAATGGTTCTATAGCAGCACCACATAGACGAGATTACGAACAATCCAACCAGCAAGGACAACAGAATACAGATAACGAAGAAAGACATACAGCAAAATGTCCAGCACTTCAAATGGTACAAAATACAGGTTGGATAATGAGATTGCACCAAGACATAAAACTCAAAACATTTGGTAATGGTGAAGATGTTAATTTTACCATACCTTTTCAATCACAACAAGAACCTATTGTATCAAAACATTTGACACACTCATTTTATCCTTTCTTTGAAAACTGGCCAAAAGATACAATGAAAAAGATAATTAAAATTAATTTACCTTGGTTCGCTAGAATACCTAAAGGTTATAAACTATTACAAACACACCCATTTTTATTAGATGAAAATAGATTTACAACAATGTCAGGTGTACTTGATCCTGAATTAGGACCTGCCAATGTAGGAACTATACCTATGTATTGGCATTGTGTAGATGATGAAAAAGAAATTACATTAAAAGCAGGAACACCTATTGCACAATTCATATTAATACCAAAAGAAGAACCTGATTTTACACAAGTTGAATTAAATGAAGACACTAAATTTCAAAAAGAATATAGAATGAATCAATTAGTATTATCAGGTACATTTAATAGAAGTTACAGCAAAGTAAGAGAGTTTTGGAAAAGGTACGGTTGGTAGAATGGTTTGGTCTAATAATGAAAAAGGACTTGTTGAAGAACTAAACAAACTTTCTATATTTGCAGACAATCCATTAGTTGTAGAAGGTACATCATACGCTGCCTTTGACGCAATTAGTGATAAGTATGTTTGTGAATTTAAGAAAAGAAACTTTGAAAGNGACCACAAGTATGCTTTAGAAGGTCTTATTATTGAGAGAAAGAAATANGATAGTCTGATTGAGAAAAGTGAATTTTTTAAGAAAGAGGCATTNTATATCAATAAGTTTACAGACAACAAGATAGTAATATGGAACTTAACTGATATGACAAAGTTTAGTTTTGANTTNAAATGGCATATGAAGAAGATGAACAAGAGAACTTTCCAATCTAAATTTGACAAGACAGAAAAAGAAGTAGCACTATTAAAACCTAAAGANGGCAAAGTATATGAGTAGAGTATTTTGTATTGGCAATGGTGAGAGTAGAAAAGTTTTAGATTTAGAAACATTAAGACCACACGGCAAGATATATGGTTGTAATGCTTTGTATAGAGATTTTAAACCAGATGTAATTACTGCTGTTGATATGGGTATAATGCACGAGATATACAATTCAGGTTATGCACAAGACAACAAGTGTGTGTTTAGAGATTGGAATACAATGCCAGGTGAAATGTACGAACAATTATTATATGCAGGTCAAAACTATTCAGACCAAGATTACGATTTAATTAAGAAAGAAAATGTAATCAACAGTAATGAACGAGGTGATCGTAAAGAGTTTGTATTACACGGTTCTAATTTAGCAGGTGTAATAGAGATAATGAAAAAGAATAAGACTAGAGAAGAAAAGAAAGTTAATCACTCATTAATAAATGTAAGTTGGGTTACCAGCGATGATAAGGTCAGAGCAGTACAAGACTATATGATTAACACTTCAGGCGATACTAAAGATAGAGGTTGGGCTGCAGGTCCTACTTCAGGTTACTTTGCAGTACAAGATAATAGTCCAGATGAGGTATTTCTACTAGGACACGATTTAGAGAGTCATAATGACAAACTAAACAATATATACAAAGACACAAAACATTATGGTCTAAAAGAGGCACACAAGACACCTAGTGTCAATTGGATAAATCAATGGCTAGAACTAATAAAAGAACATCAAAACATCACTTTCTACAAGGTAAATCCAAACGGAGGCGATGGTTCAGACCCTATTAGTACAATACCAGAGGCGTGGGCAAGTATGAAGAATATAAAATATATTGACTATACCACGCTTGACAATATGCTCAAATAGTGTTATAATGAAATTATGTTAGACGGATTAATTTACAGATTATTAAATAGTATCACTTCTACTTGTGAGAAGTTAAAAGAAAAGATGATACGAAGATCATTGCCTAGTCCTGCTAAATCAGCAAGTGCTTGGGCAAAAGATTATGCAAAGTGGAAGAAAAACAATACTAAATAATAATACATTCCGATTAAACAGGAATATACAAATACAACGAATATAATAATATAAGGAGAATACGAATATGGATTTTGAAACTTTAAAATCATCATCAAGTAACTTTGATAAACTTACAAAGGCACTTGAAACAAACCTCAATCCCGAGGACAATTCAAACAAGAACAAATACCAAGACGATAGATTTTGGAAACCAGAGTTAGACAAAACTGGTAACGGTTATGCTGTTATTAGATTCTTACCTGCTGTTGAAGGCGAAGACTTGCCTTGGCAAAGAGTATGGTCTCACGCTTTCCAAGGAACTGGTGGTTGGTATATTGAGAACTCATTAACAACATTAAATCAAAAAGATCCTGTGTCGGAAGAAAACACAAGACTTTGGAATACAGGTGTTGATAGTGATAAAGAAATTGCTAGAAAGAGAAAAAGAAAACTATCTTATTACTCAAATATTCTAGTAGTATCTGATCCAAAACATCCAGAGAATGAAGGCAAAGTTTTCTTATACAAATTTGGTAAAAAGATATTTGATAAGGTAACTGAAGCAATGCAACCGGCATTTGAAGATGAAGCGGCAATCAATCCGTTTGACTTTTGGAAAGGTGCAAACTTCAAACTTAAAATCAGAAAAGTTGATGGTTATTGGAACTACGACAAATCTGAATTTGAAAGCGTATCAGCACTTGCTGGTAATGATGAGGAGATCAAAAAGACTTGGTCAAGTCAACACGCTTTAAAACCGTTTTTAGCGGCTGATAATTTTAAAACCTATGAGGAACTCAAAGAGAAGCTGAATAGGGTGTTATCGGGTGCTAGAAAAACTGAAACCGTTGCTGTTGCAGACCTCCCGCCTACAACAAATGGTTCAGTAAAAAGTAGTACAAACTCGCCAGTTGCTAGTGATGATGACGATACAATGTCATATTTTAGTAAATTAGCAGAGGACGAGTAAGACTCTCTCTCTTGGTAGTACATACTTTAAGGGCGCTTTAGGTAACTAAAGTGCCCTTTTTTAAGCATAAATATAGCATATGCCGTCAATATTAGATCCATTAGTAGATAAGGCCGCAGGTGTCAGAAAAGGCACTAGGTGGTATCAACAAGCAATTGCTTCTATCGCAGATAAAATATCTGCTAGAAGATTAATGAATCAAGGTAAATTAAATGGCAGACCTAGTATTGGTCGTTTAAATATGTTCTTTTATGACCCTAAATATAAGAAGACATTACCATATTATGATACCTTTCCTCTAGTATTACCTATTGAAAGAATACCAGGTGGATTTGCAGGGATTAACTTTCATTATTTAAGACCTGGTGCTAGATT